ATGGTCGAAATATTGTTAAGAAAATCAAACAAAATATTTGTCGGTGCAAGGAACCTAAGCGAGAAATCGACTTAGAATTATTTCATGAACCCTATTTGCTGGATAGTTTGCAGTTATTTGCAAAAGAAAGATTTGAGCCAGGTTTAAGGTATCTCGAATTCGCAAAAATCAAGATTATCTTTAGAATCAGATTTTAGGGGGTTTTCATGTTGTTTATTCGTTTCATGGTTTGCTTGTTCTTTATCAGTGCGTGCCCAGTATACGGCAATGATTTCATTATCCCAGAAGATGAAATTAATGATTATCATACTTTCAAATCCTATCAGTCGGAAGCGTGCAACAGTCGTTCAATGGTAAGAATCGATGTTTTATTCGTTCAGCAATCCAATATGAGAGATATGACCAGCGAAACCAACCAATGGATAAACAAGATAAATAAATACTATCGGGATTCTAAGGTTTATGTCCGTCTCAGAAAAGTTGGGCTGATTGATTATCAATTTAAGACAAAATCCATTCGAGAAAAACTCGAAGAAATTCGAAAATCAGAGCAAATAGCTGATGCCAGAAATGATTATCGAGCGGACTATGTGCAAGCTATCGTCGATAAAACTGGTAGTAGTGGGATTCTAGGCATTGCTTACCTGACCATTAGTCCGCAATGGGCTTATTCTGCAGTAAGAGAGGACGGTGGCCCTATAACGGTAGCTCATGAATTGGGCCATAATATGGGACTTGGTCATAGTGCACTACAGGGTAGTCGTGGCAATCCGCATCCGTGGGGTCGGGGTTATGGGGTAGCAGATAAATTTGGCACCATAATGACTTACGCTTTTTTATATCCAGCACCAAGGGTCGATAAATTCTCAAATCCCAAAATAACATGCGCAGGGGTTCCTTGTGGAGTGGATGAAAGAAAGGTTGAGGGTGCCAATTCGGCTAGAGCGATAAACTGTGTAAGGTTTCAGGTTTCACGACATCGTTAAAACCGATATAACAGTTCAAACACATTCGAAAATATAATTTGCAAATTGGAGCGTAAGCGATGCGATACCCTTACTATTGCTCTCAATGTGATGTTGAGCGCGAGATAACAAAGCCGTTAGCGGAAGCTGATAAAGTGGAATTATGTGATTGCGGGCACACGATGGCTCGCATGATCAGTGAGCATATTAGTTTCAAAAATGAAAAGGTTTCCGAAAATCAGACGTTTTTCCACCCGGCTCTAGGGTGTGTCGTCAATTCAAATTCAGAGGCACGGCGCATCGCAAAAGAGAGAGGGTTCGTCGAGGTTGGTAACGATAAGCAAGATGGACTACAGCCAAAAAAAGAAAATTACAATTTGAGCCAAAGAGAATTTCATGACGTTTTCAGTGTTGGTGAAGTCAGAGGGGGTTAGTTTTGCCTAATCATTATGGTGACAATTCACAGTCGAGGACAGACAACCAGGCGACTGGCAAGCTTGAGGAACATCAATCAAGTGCCAAGGAAAAAGGTACTTCTAGTCCCGGTGGTAAGGCCGAGCAACCCGAGAAAGCGCGTCACATTGTTAGGATGTGTGAAAAATGGCTGACACAAGCCAAAAGGCATCGCGCGTTATTTGACACTAATTGGATAAGTAACGTCAAATTTGCCGAGGGTAAGCAATGGCGTGAACGCCGACCAAGCTATCGGCATTCGGAAGTTTTAAACCTCACTCACGCAGCTATTCAAACTATCATCCCAATTCTGACTGACAATCGACCCAACATTGAAACGCTACCGCAGGAACCATCGGATTTCGAATTTTCGGAAGTCATGACACAAATCTTGCGAGCAAAGTGGGACCAAAGGGGATTCTCACAAATCGTAGCTGAAGGCATTGTTGATCTTGCGACTATAGGAACGGTCATCTCCAAGCAAGAGTGGGATGAGGAAGACAATTTTGGGCTTGGTGATTATGAATTTGAATTAGTCGACCCAATCCATTGCTACCCCGACCAGAATGCTAGGGATATTAACGACAAATTCTGCCGCCGCTTTCAAACAGCGGTTCCGACGGATCTTGAGGAAGTGAAGCGCAGGTATCCAAAGTGGGCACATTTGATCAAGCCTAACGTCGGTGATATGCCTTTATCTCAGCAAGCGAGGGTAGAAACAGAGGACGATTATCGGGTCAGGTCAGTATCAGATTATGATATGTTGGTCCAAGCTGACCGACCAATGGACGCTGAACGTCCTAATCAAGTTTTGCTGGTTACGACTTATTGTCATTCCGATGAAATCGAAGAATATGAAATCATGGAAAAAGACAAAGACGGCAGTGAGGTCAAAAAATTTCAAACCAAGAAAAAATATCCTAACGGTCGTAAAATAGTTCATGCTAATGGTATCCTGTTAGAGGATCTCCAAAATCCCTACATAGACGGAAAATTTCCTTTCGCGCGCGGGGTTGATCATATTCGACCCCGCACTTTTTGGGGAATGGGTGAAGTTGAACAGCTTCGTGGTCCCCAAGAAATGATTAACAAACTAATCAGCTATACAATGGATGTCTTAATCCTAATGGGAAACCCGATATGGATTGTAGACGCCGACAGCGGTATTGACCCTGACAACATCGTCAACCAACCTGGCTTGGTGATAGAAAAGAACCCACAAACCGAGGTAAGGCGCGAATCGGGTGTGCAGCTACAGCCGTTTATCCTGCAAGCCATGGACAGGCTTGTTAATTTATTCGATCAGATCAGCGGTGTTAATGACGTTTCCAGGGGTGCGACACCATCGTCAAATTCAAGTGGTATTGCGATTGATATGCTGCAGGAAGCCGCACAGACTAAGCTTAGGTTGAAATCACGCAATATTGAGCATTGGCTCACGCAGGTTGGTAAACAGCATGTAGCCAGGATTTTGCAATATTACAAAATCCCTCGAATCGTGCGGTTAACGGGAAATGAAAACGACGGTAAATTTTTCAGGGTTGCGGTTGATGAAAAGGTTGATGAAGAAAACGAAAGTCAATTGGTCATGCAACTCCAAGAAGTTGGTCGAAATGAAGAAACAGGTGAAATGGTGTCTACTGATATTCGTGAGATTGTGGCAAAGGGCAATCTCGATGTTATCATAGCGACAGGAACCACGTTACCCTTTGCAAAAGCCAAGCGAGAAAACCAAGCCACCAAATTATTTGAAATGGGAATTTATGACGAATCTGATTATCTCGAAGATATTCAGCACCCGCGTAAAGATAAGATTTTGAGGAAATTGCAGGAACGAAAGCAGGGTGAGGCGGAAGCTGCAATGCAGGAAGCTGCCTTAGCACAAGAGCAACAGCTAGAATTGGAAGGTATGAAACAGGGTTTACCACCAGGCCCAGGTGAAGCACAAATGCAACCGGGATTTGTTTAATTTTTATTCGAAGGGGTTTATAATATGAGTGAGCAAAGTGAATCTGCAGAAAATTCAGTCCCGCAAACCTCTGAGGAAGCGGAAGCGCTTTATGATTCGGTCATGTCACCTGAAGTGGAAACATCAGAACCCACGGAAGGCGAAAATGAAGCGAAGAGTGAAGAGCCAAGTGAAGACGGAGTAAATGAGCCAGCTGAAAGTACAGATGATCTTTTCACATTAAAGCACAAAGATTTGGAAAATGGAGAGAAGCAATTTTCCCGTGATAAAGTCACGGAATATGCTCAAAAAGGTTTTGATTATGAACTAAAGATGCATAGCCTCAAGTCGGAGCGTGCAGCGTTCGAAGAAAAACTTGCTGAGTTAGAAAAGCGCCAACAAGAATTTTCCGAGAAAAGAGAGTATTGGGAAAACATCGACAAATATATGGTCGAAAATCCCTCATTCGCTGAAACAGTTAGAGCGGCATGGGAGCAACAACAAGGGCAACAAAGCCATGTAACTAGTGACCCGCAATATCAAGCTTTGCAATCAACCATCAAATCTCTTGAAGAACGGTTGAACGCTCAGGACAATGAAAGGCAGGAAATTAGTTTAAAAAAGGCAGAGGAAAGCCTTGTTAAGTCGAAAGCTGAATACAAGGATAAGCACCCTGATTTCGATTGGGAAACCAAAGACGAATTTGGGCAAACCTTGCAGGAAAGAATCGAGCAACACGCCGTCGATAACGGTATTCGAAGTTATAACCTGGCAGCAAATTCTTATCTTTTTGATCAGCACATTAAACGTACTGAAATGAAAGCCAAGGAATCTTTAGCCAAAGAATTGACAGCAAAGAAAAAAATGGGGTTAGGGCCAATCACTGATAGGTCGGTAAAACAGACACAGCAAGCCACAAACTTGAGCCAAATGTCTTACCAGGACTTAGCAAGAGAGGCCCTAGTTGAACTAGGAATAAACGAATAGGGAAGGGCTGATTATGGCACTTACATATGATCAAATTTCGGCAATCACCGAAAAGAAATTTATCCCAAAGATGGTTGACAACATCTTCAATACCAACGCATTACTCAAGAAATTGAAGGCAACGGAAAAGCCTCAATCGGGTGGCGACAAAGTTATCGTTCCATTGGAATACGCGCAAGCGACAGCTTCCGGGTGGTACCAGGGAGCGGAAACAGTCGACACAACCGATAGCGAAGTAATCACTGCCGCTGAATTCGCATGGAAGCAACTTTATGCTAACATCTCGATTACTCGACTTGATGAACTACGAAACAGCGGCGATGCTGCCAAGATTAATTTTGTTATGAGTAAGGTTTCGAACGCTGAGAAAACTATTCGTGACAAACTTAACACCGCACTGTTCAACGATGGTAGCGACAGCAAGCAAGTGCAAGGACTTCGCTTAGCTGTTAATACCACAGGAACCTATGGTGGTATTGCTCACGGTTCTTACAGCTGGTGGAATGGCCAGGTTGATTCTAGCACCACAACATTGACACTTAGTGCAATGCAAGGGCTCTATGGTGATGCTGGTGAGGGTTCAGAATATCCAGACATCCTTGTTTCCGACCAGGATATGTTTGACCGCTACTGGAACCTACTACAGCCACAGCAACGTTTTGCTGATGAAGAAATGGCAAAGGGTGGTTTCAAGTCACTGCTTTTCAATGGTCAACCCTATATCGTGGATGCTGCTTCACCAGCGGGATACCTTTGGATGTTAAACTTGGCTTATTTCGATCTTTACCCACACAAAGACGAAAATTTCCGCTTCGAGAAATTTATCAAGCCAGTCAATCAAAACATCAAACTAGCCAAAGTTTATTGGATGGGTGTGGTTGCATCATCTAATAACCGTCGTCATGGCGTTTTAACTGCAATCACAGCATAATAGGGGGTTAAGAGTATGACACACTACGCAAATCGTCCGGTTCTTTTCGCCGGTAAATCAATGGTAACAGCTTCGCTCGGAGCTAATGACCCTGAGCCAGGCTACCGCATGACCGATGGTGATGAAGACTACGTCTTTGTTTACAACGCTGGCAATTCACAAATACCACCGTCATATGGTGCCGTGATTTCCGCTGTTAGCGGTTATTCAGTCACTATTTCCTCAACTACTTCCGTCGATTTCTTGGTAGGGGTATGCAAGCATGCCACGCTTACCACTGGAACCTATGGCTGGTTGGTGACACGCGGTTTTGTTGAAGTAGAAATGGAAGCTAACAATTCAGCCGCCGCTGGACAGATTCTAGCACTGGCCGCTGATGGTGAGTTTGCGTTGAAATCTAATTCAACTGGATATCCAACCCCAGCGGTTGGTAAAACCATGGAAGCAATCGCTTCCGCCGGATCAGGTACTGCATTTATCAATGTGTTTTAAAGTGGGCACCTTCGGGTGCTCTTATTCGTTTAATTAATAAGAGGTTTTCAATGCGTCGTACAATCGAAATGGATTTGGAGTTTCTACCCTATTTGCAGGAAGCACCCGTTAGCTCAGAGGGTTTACACCAGAAAGCGGTATCGAATGATGCCACAACAATAAAGTTTTGGCGTGATATTTGGGTTAACAATACAAAGGCAAACCATAAAGAGTATGGCCCTTTCAGTGCACACCATATTGGTATGGAGTGGGGTTTATATAGAAACCAACCAGCGATTGTATTAGGTTCCGGCCCAAGCCTTAAAAACTCCATTGAAGCTTTGAAAAAAAATAAGGATATTCCAGTTATTTCATGTTTGCATAATTTCCACTACCTCATGGATAACGAAATAAACGTTGATCTTTGGGTGAGTTTAGATGCCGGTGAGGTTACGGTTGAAGAAATATCTGAGGGTGGGAAAAAATCATCCGATGAATATTTGCAATTAACCCGTGATCAGAAATTGGCTGCATTCGTCGGTTCCCACCCAAAATTGATCCAAAGTTGGGGGGGTGAAATTTTATGGTACTCGGCGGGTATACCTGATGAACAGATCAGGAAGGAAATGGCAGATATTGAGAAATTCGAGATTTATGTTTCGAATGGCGGGAATGTTCTAGGCGCAGCAATGTATATTGCAAAAGGGTTTTGGGGCTGTAATCCCATAGCTTATTCAGGCGCTGATTTTTGTTTCGACTACACAAAGAAGTTTCATCCTTGGGATTCGAAATACGACGGGAAAATCGGCAAAGCCGTACTCTTAAATGATATATTTGGAAATAAAGTTTATTCGTGGCAAAGCTATGTCAATTTCAAGTCATGGTTTGAAGGTGTGTCAATGCGATGCCCTGGCCTATGGGTAAACTGTTCGGAAGGTGGCGCACTAGGTGCCTATCCGCAAGGGTTAATCCCCTCAATCAAACAAATGACCATGTGGGATTACATTCGAATGTATAATATCAGTGAAGAATTAGAACATATGGCGAAAAACCCAGGCAACGCGACTGAACCTAATTACAAAGTACCCAAAGTATTATTTTAGGAGTTTTAAAATGGCTTACACAAAAGATTTAATAATGAACACCACACTAGGTCACAAGCGAATGCTGGTTTATTCGCTGACCGCTGATGCCGCTACTCAAAACATAGCAACCGATCTTTCCTCGGTTGATTTCGCTTGGTGCCAAGCACAGTCGTTTACGTCGACAGGTCCGAGAAACCTAGTTTTCGATACGGGTGCAGCGTCCACAGCAATAGCTGGAACCGTAGGTGCTAGTGGGTTTGTTAGTGGTGATGTTTTCACTTTGTTTTGTGTAGGTCGATAAAATGGCTGACAATCAAGTCGTTAAGGCTTTCACGGTCGATGTAACTTCCGGTGCTACGCTATCGGGAGCGCTTGACTTAAAACAAGGATGGAGCACTATCAATCTCAAGATACCTTCATTCAGTAGTGGTTCTAATATTTATATCCATGCAGCTGAAACCGCCACCGATACCTTTGTCAGGGTGATGCATCCGCCGATAAATAGTGCAACGGTTGCGGTAAATGATTTCTGTATTGCGTCGGGATTGAGTGCCAGGTGCATACCTATACCGACAGGATACCAGCATTTGAAAATCGAATTGTCTACAGGGCAAACCGATGTCACCAGCACGTTTGAAGTAATTTGTAAAAGTTAAATTTGGAGTAAAAACATGAATGCAAAAATTTGGAATGAAGGCCCGGTTGATCATGAAGAAGAATTTTTAGGCGAAAAGATTTTCATTCCTCGGGGTGAATATATCGAAATGCCGAGAAGTAAGGCCATTAAATTTATGGGAACCTTTCAGCCATTTCGGCGTGATGGTCATGTATCTAGTCAGGGAATAAAAAAACTTAGACTGGAAGAAGACGCCGAGGCAAGGGCTGCAAAGTATGATCAGCCGTTTAAATTCGCAGCATCCGACGGCAGCAAGTTTCGGACTAAAGAAGGCTTGCGGCAATATGAGGAAACGTTAACCGTTCAAACAGGGGTCATGAAGAATGGAAGAACCAAAAAACCCTAGCGATGGTTCACCAGTTAAAATCAAAGGTAAATGGACAGCTGTTCTTACCGATGAAAATGGTTATGAGAAGCAACGCGAGGAAGGTTATAACCTAGTTGTGACGAACGGGGTTGAACGTCTAGCGCAATATCTAGCGAGTGCAAATGCTGCAGCTACCACTTTCACGTTTAATTATATCGCTATTGGAACGGATGCCACGTCAGAGGTTGCAGGTGATACGGGCTTAGGTGCTGAACAGTCGAGGCACACGGGCACGGTTTCCTATAGTTCAGGCGCTATATTTCAGGTGGTAGCAACATTCGGAGCGGGCAGCGGCACCGGTGCAATTGCTGAGTATGGTCTTTATGACACCAATACAGGGGGTACGTTATTTTCGCGTGACACCGAATCGGTTATTAATAAAGGTTCCGGTGACACGTTAACGGTTACGGCTCAATATACCTTCAGCGGGTAAGCCATGACTGATTTTTCAATAACCATCTCCAACACCTTCAAGGTTTTCGGTGCCGACGATACCTATCGTTGGAACGAATTTAATTGGGGTACGGGTTATTGGGGAACTGATGAAGATCTTGATTTAGACATTGGCAAGCTGGTTGCCGAAACTGTCACGGCAACGGCAAACAGAACATTCGATGTCGTTCATTTTATGGACGCACAAACTACAACCATCGGGGTTGGTTTAACATTCGATGTCGTTCATACGTTACCGGTTCAAACCATTACGGGTTCCGATACAATTAATGATTTATCACTAAGCGATGCGGCAGGATATGAGTACATATATCCCTCAAAAACTCAGAATCTTGTTACAATAGCAAGTGGAACATTCTCGACAATCAGCGTTGGCAGTGATGCCTTTATAACATTCGTAGTAACATCAACATCGTGGACTACTCTATAGAGGTAGGTTATGACCCCACTAGAAATACTCACAGCTGCCCGTCAATTCCACAACGCAGTGGGTGACGACTTTTGGTCGGATGCTGAATTGTATAATCATCTATATTTTGCAGCAACCAGGCTAGCGACTGAAGCGGAATGCATTGAAAATCGATATACGACGACAACGGTTGCCGACCAGCAAGAATATGCGAGGCCGACCCGTTCTTATCGTATCAAGCGCGTTGAATATAATGGGCAGAAACTAGGGCAAATCGATTTCCGTGAATTAGACAGTGTTTATTTAAACACCAGTACGACAGTCACAGGCACGCCACAGTATTATTATGAATTTGACAGTGTCATCGGTTTATATCCGACACCCGACACGGGTTCAGTCACGATTACGATTTACACGTATGATTATCCGTCGTTTCCGAGTGCTACCAGCGTCTTGGAAATACCGGTTCATTATCACCCCGCACTGGTACTAGGTGTTAGGGCTTTAATGTCCCCAAAAGAGCTTGGACACCCCAATACGGGCTTTTATCGTGATGAGTGGGAAAGGGCAGTTATTGAAGTGAGACGGCGTGAGAGACGACGCCGCCGGGGAGATAAATTCCGTCGAGTTTTGCGTGAAGAAGATTTACCGAATACCCAATTAGGATATTTGTAATGGCACGAGGTTTCCGCACAGTTTTTGAAATGAAAACTTTTGATGGTGGCTTGAACACTAGGGACGAATTGCGTCAAATCGATGATGCTGAAACACCATCATGTTTAAATGTCGTTTTCGAGGACAGAACGGTAAAGACACGGCAGGGTTCAACCCAGTTAAACACGGCGGCAGTTGGTTCCTATACATGTGATGGTTTATTCACTGCCAATTATAATAATGGTACGCAATCGATGATTGCGGTGTGGGATGATACCGCCTATGTTTTAAGTGGAACGACGTTTCAAACTATATCTAGTTCCCAGGGTCTATACACGGCCGGGTCACAGGTTGCCTTCGCTATGTATCTCGATGTCGTGTTTATAGGCCAGGGAACGACTACCCCATACAAATACAATGGCACTGATTTTACCCGTCATGGAGTACCAGCACCAGGCAATACGACTAGTGCTGTAACCGGTGGCACGGCGGGTGGAAATTTAAATGGTGACTACCTATACAAGATCGCATATGTCAATAGCTATAGTGCTACAGGTGATTTACAAGCTGATGCTATCGGCACTATCACTGCCGCTAATGAGGACATCGTTCTTACGTCGCTTCCCGTTGCGCCACAGTCGTTTGGGGTTGCTCAGCGGAAGATATACCGGACCGATGCCGGGACCACGACCCCGTTCAAACTGATAACAACCATTAACGATAATACGACTACTACCTTCAATGATAACGTAGCTTCGAGTGCAGCTGGTGCCGAGGCCGACACGGAAGCGGGCTTGCCACCAAATTGGCGTTACTGCATAGTCCATCAAGATCGCCTATTTGTGGTTGAAGATAACGATGAACCGCAATACGTCTATTATTCTAATCTTGGCGATCCATTCATTTTTCCATCAACTAATTTTATCAAAGTATCCCGTGGCGACGGTGAGAAAATAACTGGCTTAGGTGTTCATTCGAATAGCGTGATTGTTTATAAGCAAAATTCGGTTTGGGCAATTTATATGCCTGACACTAATGATAGCAATTGGGTTTTGATTAAAACTGATGCGAAATACGGGTGTGCAAGCTTTCGCTCCATTGTCGATTATTTGGGTACTCAGATATACCTAGCCTTGAGAAATTCGAAAATAGTGGGTTTCTACGGGTTGAGGGGGGGAACCGCACAACCTCAAGCGGCAAACTTAATCAGTAGCTCACTTTTTTCTGATGATCGCTCGGGTACTATTGAAGAAGACGTTTTTGATTTTCAGGAAAGCTATGGCATCAATGTAGCGGGTATCGAATATCGCAATAAGCTTTATTTCTGTGTTACCAAAGGCACAGGCCAAACCACTAACAACCGTATTTATGTTTATGATCTTCATAAGCGAACCAAAAGCAATCGGGTGATAGGTTCTTGGGTTCCTTGGGATGGTCTTAACATAAACCAGTTCACTGTTTTTAACGGCAATCTATATGCATCTAGTTCATTAGCAAATGGTCTCATTTATCAGCTTGAGGACGGCACTTATAATGACGATGGTGCCGCAATCGATAGTTATATTTGGACTAAAGAATTTGATGAAGCGGCGGGTGATAGGGATTATGAGAAGGACTTTAGGACTGCCCATTTTGAGGTAGAAAATACTGGCAATTGGGACATGGGTATATCTTACCGCACAGATTCTCAGGATTCTACCGGTGCGTTAACCAGGATCAATCTCGATGCCGGTGGTAGCAATTGGAATAGTTTCAATTGGTCGGAAGCAAACTGGGACGCCGGGGTCAATCGAAAGAATGTCAAAATTGTCTTAGGTGGTACCAGGGGTAAACGTATTCAATTTAGATTCGATAATCGAGATACGGCTGATAGCTGGTTCAAAGTTATCATTGGCAGGTTTTATTATAATCGACGGGGATTGAGATAATGGCAACAGCGAATGAGATATCTGAATTTGATATCATGCGCCAACGGATCAAAGAACGTGAATTGCAGCGGGGTAAGGAAGCCTCACAGCAAGTCAAAGGTCAGTTTGCTAGTCGAGGCATGTTAGCGTCCGGTGCTCAAATCAAAGCACAGGAAAGGGCATCGCAGGATGTCGCACGTCAAGCAAGGGAAGAACGTCGGGATGTTTTGGTTGCCGAGGCACAGGTAAATAGGGCACAGCGGGAAGCGGAAGCACAGAGGGAATTCCAACGTGGTGAGCGTATAGGTCAACAACAATTCGCGGCAGGCCAGGCAGCGGAACAGCGCGGTTTTCTCAGTCAGGAACGAATAGCACAGGAATCTTTTGCCAGGGCACAGGCGGAGGCACAAAGGTCGTTCACGACTTCCGAGCGACAGGCTTTGCAGGCTTTCCAAGCGAAGCAGGAACAGGGTAGGCAGGGTTTCACAGTTCAGGAACGGGAAGCGGCGCAAAAATTTGCCATCTTAGAAGCACAAGCACAACGCGGTTTCCAGGCAGAGCAAGCGCAGTTGGGTAGGACACAGCAACAAGAGCAATTCCAAGCGACATTAAACCAGCAAATAGCTGCCATGAATCAAAATGCTGAACAGTTCCAATCTGAAATGGAATTTAACAAACAATCAACGCGAATAAATGCAATTACAGCATTGAAAAATGCTGGTTTTAATGACGATATGATTTCTTCGATTTTCCGTGAAATTGGCTACGATCCTATCAGTTTTGGAGCAACGACAGGTCAACCGGCAGTGTCACCAGCACCAGCACCAGCACCAGCACCGTTACCAGCAACAGCGCCGAGTACATTTAGAGGCCAGGTAAATTACAGTACGGGCTATCAAAGACCATCAAGAAGTTAATCAAAACGAAAGGGGATGAGAATGGCAATTCAGGGAATCAACCCAGTTCAACCAGCACAGCAAAGGCAGGTTTCTCGGGGTGGTAAATTAGGTGGTACACTCGGTAAATTAGGCGCTTTAATCGGCGGCGTTGGTGGCGGACTTGCTGGTTTTGCAGCTGGTGGCCCAGGTGGTGCTGCGCTCGGTGCTGCAAAGGGTGCTGCTTTCGGTGCTGCTCAAGGTGCCGGTGCTGGTATGACACTAGGTAGCCTAATCGATCCGGCTAGAACTAAGACAGTGACGTCAGGTCCACAAACCATGGGAA